CCAGGAAATATAGTAGAGAACTTCCGAAACATAGGAAGGGCCTGGAGTGCGATTCTTTCATCGTATTCGGGTTACCAGATAGACGCAATACCCCCACATATCGTATCCCATATGATGGTTGCCTTGAAAACGATCAGAGCTACTGTCCCCTCCGCATTTCAACAAGATGATTATGACGATGGAGAGATATATCTAAAGATGGCCGCTCGACTAGACCCTCAAAACTCTGCCGGAGATCACCTATAGTGATACACGTCGACCTTACTTATAAATCACTACTCTACGATATTATGTACTATGGACTTCCAACAGAACCTCGTGGAATCCCATGTAAAGAGATCCTTGGTCATCAGACCGTAATCGACATGGAAAACCCATATATAGATATTCCAACAAGAAAGATAGGTAGTAAGTTCCGTGCAGCGGAAGCCGCATGGATCTTATCTGGAGATAATCGTGTCTCAACAATCAAGAAGTACTCTAAACAGATAAAGGAGTATTCAGATGATGGTGACTATTTTGCAGGGGCTTATGGTCCTCCTTTTAGGGATCAACTGCCTTATGTTCTTAATACTTTGCGGGCTGATTCACACAGCAGACAAGCCCTTATCAATATTTGGAGGCCGCGTCCTTATGCTTCTAAAGATATTCCTTGTACAGTCAGTCTTCAATTCCTTATTCGCGACAGTCGCGTTAATTGCGTTGCGACAATGAGGTCTTCTGATGCCTGGCTAGGTTGGGTCTATGATGTACACAACTTTAGTTGTATCAGTGCTTTTATCGCTCTTCATCTCAATGTGGGCATAGGAACACTATATTTAACCGCAGGTAGTCAGCACCTATATGACTGTAATATCGCGGCTGCTAAGAAAGTCCTCAATCGTCCTCATACTCCAATAGAAAGAAAACTTAAATGGAAAGGAATGAACCCTGATGAATTCATTGAATCTCTCTGGAGACAGGCCAACGAGTGATGAATATTTCCTCACGATGGCTATCTTGGCGTCAATGCGTGGTACGTGTGCGCGTCGCCGGGTTGGATGTATCCTTACGAATACTCAGAATCACGTCATTGCTACTGGCTATAACGGCGTTGCTAGTAAGCAACCTCATTGTACATCAATTCCATGCCCGGGAGCAATGGCGGAAACAGGAAAGGATTTAGATAAATGCTATGCAATTCATGCAGAACAGAATGCCCTCCTCCAGTGCAAAGATGTGAGGGAGATATTCACTTGCTATACTACCGTTGCTATGTGTGTAACATGCACCAAATTGTTATTGAACACGGGATGCAAAAGGATAGTATTTCTAGAGCCATATCAACAATCGAATATATCCGAAAAGCTCTGGAAGGCAGCAGGTGGTCAGTGGATTCAGTTAAAGACACCGAGCCTATGGGAGACCATATATGCCCTTAAACGAACCCTTATTCCCTCCTACATCAAATTGGACACCTCCGACTTCATTACCCAATCTTTCAGGAGCGAAGATATTGGGGTTGGACACGGAGACCAAAGATCCCAATCTATTAAGTATTGGCCCAGGAGCGATACGAAGAGACGGATATGTGGTTGGCATTTCCGTGGCGACAGGAGACGCTAAATGGTACTTTCCTATAAATCACGAAGGAGGTGGGAATCTTGATAGAGATAGAGTATGCCGATGGCTTAAAGATGTACTCGGTACGGACACGCCAAAAGTTGGTGCTAATATATTGTATGACCTCGAATGGCTCAGAGGAGATTTGGGAATTAGAGTCAACGGTCCACTCTACGACGTTCAAGTGGCAGAGCCTATTCTTGACGAAAACAAGCAAGGAGGCTATTCACTCGACAACTTATCTCAAGGATACCTTGGGGAAGGTAAACAAGAAGACGGACTTAAAGCAGCTGCTGAAGCTTACGGGATTAATCCAAAGGGAGAAATGTGGAGATTACATTCTCGATTTGTTGGCCCTTACGCGGAAGCCGATGCACAACTCCCAATACGTATCTTCGACATCCAAAGAAAGAAACTTGTAAGTGAAGATCTCTGGGATATATTCCAGTTGGAATCGGATCTCATCCCGCTACTTCTCAACATGCGATTCCTTGGAGTTAAGGTCGATATAGAAAAAGCGTATAACGTTTCTAAAACAATGCTTGTACAAGAGGAGAAATTATTACATGAGCTCAAAATTAATCCATGGTCGACAAAGGACTTACTCCGCTTATTTGAGCGCGAAAGGATTCCAATCATTTATACAGACGCTGGGAACCCCAGCTTCACCAGAGCATATATTGAAAGTCTCGATCATCCCACGGCCAAAAACATTGTGGAATACCGAGTACTTAGTAAAAATAGACGAGATTTCATCGACGGACTAATCCTCAAACAAAACATAGGAGGAAGGTTGCATGCACAGTTTCATCAGCTTAGAAATGACAGATTTGGAACTAGAAGCGGAAGATTTAGCAGCTCTAATCCGAATCTCCAACAAATACCGAGTCGGCATCCGCATTGGGGACCCCTCATCCGTGGACTCTTCTTACCTGATGACGGACTTCAATTCGCAAAGTTTGATTACTCCCAACAAGAGCCTCGACTCACCGTCCACTACGGAGAAAAATGCGGACTTAAAGGAGCTAGAGCAGCGGGTGATTTGTATAGAAAAGATTCAAGCACGGATTTTCACCAGCTTATCGCAGACCTTACAGGATTACCCAGACGGCAAGCTAAGACGGTCAATCTTGGCATTGCTTATGGGATGGGAAAAGTAAAACTTGCACACGAACTCGGAGTGACAGTTGAAGAAGCTACGCCAATACTACATAAGTACCATTCTGACGCTCCTTTTATTCGTCAATTATCGAATCGTTGTACCGATAGATCTATGGCTGTTGGAGAAATCATTACGATTCTTGGAAGGAAACGCAGACTTGCAGAAGGAAGTCATCACAAGGCGCTTAACGCCCTTATACAAGGTTCTGCGGCGGATATGACTAAGAAGGCTATGATTGCTATTGGCAAATATGCCACCCCTCATCTTCAGGTACATGATGAATTATGCTTTAGTATCAGTACTGAAGACGAAGTTAATACAATCAAGAAAGAAATGGAACAAGCAGTAGAACTAACCGTCCCGGTTAAAGTGGACGTCGACCTAGGAGAGAATTGGGGGATGACTTGAAAGAAAAAGTTTACGCAACCATGTTAAAAACTCATTTAGCGAAATTAGGGCAATGGTGCCGTATTGAAAACGTTGTAGGAATAGGAATCCCTGATGTTAATTTTTTCTTTAGAGGAAAAGACATCTGGATTGAAATAAAAATCGTAAAAGGAAAACGAGCTATATTTGAAACGAGTCAAATAACTTGGTTTACAAAGAGAGTTCGAGAAGGAGGCGATGCTCTTGTCTTTGCAAGAAAAGATCAAGAGATGTGGATTATACGAGCTTCAGAACTTCTTCCGCATGTGCAATACTCGGTTAAACCACACGTCAATATCGAGATACTCCATCGTTTTGGTGCTTTATACACGAAAAAACCTTTCGATTGGGAAGCAATAAAGGACGTCCTAAAATCATATTAGTATACCTGAAAATATACTTATATTATAATAATAATGTTTTTAAGAAAGGAAAACAATGACAGTTTACGTCGTACAGGAAGTTCAAGGTATTAATATCTTATCTGCTACCAAGTTCGGTGAGCTTAAGCTATTGTTACCAGCAGGTCAAGTAACGTTGTCTGCAGGACCAACTGTCAGTCGACTACGTAAAGGACTCAAAGAGTTTAGCGACAATGACTACCTGTTATTAATCGGTGACCCAGCAGCAATAGGTATAGCTACAGCCATGGCGTTCAACATGAACCGTGGCAAAGCTGCACTATTGAAGTGGGACCGCCAAGAGAAACAGTACTATCCCATTAACGTTAATATTCATGGAGAACGAAATGATGATTGACATGGAACAAGATGTACCCGTGCCGAAGCAAGAAGATCTTGCTGGAATTGCAGAGCTAGCAGAACGACAAGTAAACTTGCAAGGAATTGTTGCGGAACTTGAGAATCAGTTAAGCATGAAGAAAGAAGAACTTAAGCAAGTTGCTGAAATTGAACTACCTGAGAGCATGTTGAATCTTGGTCTCAGTTCATTCTCACTATCTGATGGAACTAAACTGTCTATAAAGACATTCTATCGAGGAAGCATTCCTAAGGCTAGAGA